ATAGATTGAACTTGGCTGTTCATAATAATTAAACTTGTGTTGTCTAGATTATAACCATTTAGTTGCGACTTTTCGTGCGCTTTGACTAATTTATATAATCCTAATTCATCTGTAGATACACGAAAAGAGTCGGGGAGCAGAACTGTCTGCCCCTCCGACTTATTTTCCAGTCTCTCTACACATAAAAATGAATTTATTGGATAGAGGATTGGTTTCATATTAAGGATTTCCACCCTTGACTCGATAATACATTCTTTCTAGTTCATCAAAATCTAGGTCTTCCTTGATTAGACGATAAGCCTTTACAGCAGCCTTAATTTCGGGCTTTGTAAGCCAGCCATTATCAACGAATTCCTTACGGAGATCGCGCTTTTGATCCTTATAAGGCTCCATAGCCTCTTCAATTGAAGCAATTGACTTAATGAAATCCTTAACCTTGTCGTCCTTGTTAGTTTTTAGTGTATTGTCAGCCATTGATTTTCTCCTTTTCTCAAATGGTAGATACATTATACCAAACTTCTTTATTCTTGTCAAGCGTCTGTTTTGTCGCTCAAAAAAAGAAAATGTGCTATAACGTAAGAAACATTATAGCACATTCCAATGTGTTAAGTCAAATTGTTTTTATTAAAACTTCATTTTGTGAGACGAATTACCTCTATAAACAATATCGTGTTTATTTGGGTTTCTTCCTTGTTGTAAGCCAACTACTACGACCATAGTATCTTCATATGAGCCAGTTGTTTTTCTTGAAAAACTTCCTCTATACCAACCCTCTGACTCATTATCACAAGCAGCTTTTGCTTCCTCAAAAGATTCAAAAACTTCCATAACTTCAAAGTCTTTATATTTTGGAGATCCTGGCGTCATTGCATTAACTTTTGCCAATCCAAATAATTCATAATTTTTTATATTTCCGGTGGCGTCGTCATTCGCCATTTGCCTTGGATCATGTTTTCCAACTTTCCAATCTGTTTCGTCTAATTCTCTTTCTAATTCTTCCTTAATCAATTGCTTAAGATATTGCTTTGTAATTTTCATACTGAGTCTCCTTAAAAAATATTTCATTAGTAAATAGTATCAATTAGCCCAAATATCAGACCAATCACCCGTTAATGCACCTTTTGCATAATCGGTTACGCGGTTTTCAAAAAAATTACCGTGAATTGGAGCATTAATCATTTCTTCAACCCAAGGAAGTGGATTTTTCTTGACTTTGAAGATTCCTTTTAATCCAAGTGAGATTAAACGCCTATCAGCAATATATCTGATGTATTTCTTAACTTCTTCTTCTGTCAAATCTTTCATTGGTCCCATCTTAAATGATAGTTCAATGAAATTATCTTCTAATTCTACCAATTTAGTAGCCATTGTATAGATTTTTGATTTTAGTTCATCGTTCCATAGAGACTTGTTCTCTTCGATATATGTTCTGAACAATTTAACCATTGCCTCAACGTGCATTGTTTCATCGATAATAGACCAAGTGACAATCTGTCCCATTCCCTTCATTAATCCATGACGAGGGAAATTCAATAACATAATAAAACTTGAGAATAATTGCATACCTTCTGTAAATACTGAAATTAATGCAATCTTATTGGCGATTTCTTCTTTTGGTGTATTTTTTAATTCCGCAAGAATATCGTGTTTTTCTTTCATCGCTTGGAATTGTAGAAATTCATTATAAATTGATTCCGGCATTCCCATTGATTCGATAAGATGTGAATATGCAGCGATATGTAAAGCTTCACGCGCAGCAAAGCTGCTCAACATCATTCTTACTTCTGGTTGTGGAAATGTTGGTAAATAATAATTGACATATCCACCTGCAACGTCAATATCGGCTTGAGTGAAAAACCTAAATACGTTCGTTAAGAAATAACGCTCAGATTCAGTTAATTTACCCCTCCAATCTTTAATATCTTCTAGTAAAGGGACTTCTGTATGTAGCCAATGACTTTGCTCGTGCCTTAACCAATGCTCATATGCCCAAGGATAATTAAAGGGCTTAAAATAACTGCGATCTTCGTTTAGTTTTGACATTTATTACTCCAATATAAAAAGTGCGCTATACCATACAGTATAACACACTTTAAACTAACTAGTCAATTGTTTGTTTATTAACCTTCACAAGCGATGCATGAATCACCTTCGGCTAATTTCTTTGGGTCAAACTCTTCGATGATTTTACGTTCGATGCTGTTTGAAATTTTATCAGCCTTACCAATCTTTTCAGAGCGGCAGTAATATAGTGATTTTAGACCTTTTTTCCAAGCCATAAAATGTACTGAATGTAAATACTTGACATTCGTGTCAGGTCTAAAGAAGACATTTACAGATTGACCTTGATCAATATATTTTTGTCTATCTGCGGCATGTTCAATTACCCATCTTTGATCAATTTCCATAGAAGTCTTGAAAATATCTTTGTAGTCTTCATCTAAGAATGTTAAATGTTGAACAGAGCCGTCGTTTGATATGATTGAAGACCAAATCTCGTCATAATCAAGTTTCTTATCTTGCTTGCATAAATTCTTGATTAAGGCATCTAGATATTTGTTCTTGTTCATACTTGCACCAGATAATGTGTCTTGACGATAAGCATTTGCTCTAAATGGCTCAATTGATGGACTTGTATTTCCCATCAAAATGCTTGTGCTTGCATTTGGTGCAATTGCCATAACGTGAGAGAATCTCTTATTATAGCCAATTGCATCTGGCGCTTCGTGTCTTTCATTTGCCAATTCTTCATTGGCTTTATCTAAACCTTCACGAATATGCTTGAAGATTCTGTTATTGTCAATTTTGGCAGACACGCTTTCAAATGAGGTATTATTCTTCTGAAGGTAAGCGTGAAAACCTAAGGCGCCGACGCCAATTGATCTTTCATTTGCAGCAGAGTTTTTAGCCTTTAAAATAGCTTTTGGGGCATGTGTTGTAAAATGAATCAAAACATTATCCAACATTTCTGCAATATCTTTTAGGAATCTTGGATTACTCTTCCATTCGTCAAATGTCTCTAAATTAACTGACGATAGGCAACAAACGGCTGTTCTATCCGAAGAGGTTGGCAAGAAAATTTCAGAACAATTATGAACTAATATTTCATTTGCATAAAAGTTGTGATTATCTGCTACTGTAATGTCATATACTGGTATTTCTTCTTCTAAAATTTCTATTTTAAGTCCCATTTTGTTTTCCTTGTGCTATTTTTTTATATTTAGCTGAAATGTCTCTGAATTCTTTTCTTCTCTCGTATGGATTATAATTTGTATTTTTTAATTTTGCAACTATATTTGCCAATTCTCCGTAGTCTCCATTAAATCTATATTTTTGAAAACTCTTCGGTATTTTAATTCCTCTTTCCATTCCATAACCAATAAATGATAGAAGGCCACAGATATAACCATATTTATCATAATATTCAGATAATAAACTTATTAAGTCTTCATTTGCTATATCAATACAGTTAGGATTTTTTTCGCCAGAGACAGCAAATGAAATTTTTTCTTTCCAATCTTTTTGCCTTTCTTCACTTAATCTAGGAATCATCCAACCGCCTGTTCCACCAGCAGTTGCGTTATAACCATTTTTTGGGTGATTGCTATTGTGTTTTTTAATTTCTTTTATTTCTAAAAGACATATTTCATTATAACTTTCTGATTCATGTAATATTTCTTTTTCAAAGTTTTCTTTACCATGAAATTTTATAGCATGATGAAATCTAAACTTATTCTCATTCCTTGCGGATATTACATGAGAATTCCATCTTTGCTCTAAAGTTCTTTGTGTCTGTCCTATATAAATTTTTCCATTTACTTTATTAGTTATTTTATAAACAATATATTTCATATGATTTAACTCCATTAAAAAGAAACACCATCTCAGTAGTAAATAGTTCCGAGATAGTGTTTCTCTCAAAATATATTATTCTAATTCTAATTCATCGTTTTCACTTAAATCTTTTGCCATGACATATCCTCTATTTTTTGTAAAGATTTTATGATCTGGCGTGCATTTGATGAACTTACCAGTTTTTTCATCAGTAATCTTCATTACTTTTGATTTTGGAGATGTTTGTGCAAATGCTTCTATCTTTTTAAATTCTTTCTGATTAGTCTCTGTATT